TTGCTTTATAAACATCAGGTCTACTTGCACACTCTACAATCATAAGAGTATTAGAAAACCCATCTCTAATATGAGCATCTCTAGTAACAGCATCTTTAATTAAACATCCTTCGTTACGATCCTTCGCCGCATAAGGATCGCTAGCAGCAGGAAAGATTTTATCTTTAACACCAGTAAATACTTCATAATCTGTATATCCAAGATTATTAGGATTTAAACTTGGTGCAGCACTATCACTATCTCTACTAGGCCCATCAACACTAGCATAACCACCAACAGGAGGAACTGCCGTTGGACATATAAATACAGATGCGTTCAAAGAAATAGCCTGAGTATTTTCCCACCAGTTTTTATTAAAGTCATAACCAGTATTACCTTGCTCTAAATTAGCAAGAACGAATGCTCTCCAACTATGTTCTGTACCAGAACGATTACCAGTAGGAGATAATCCAGCAGAATCTATAGTCCATGCAGCAGCAGGAAAATATCTTTGTGCGTCCATATATGTGTGCATAGCCAAACCTTGTTGTTTTAAATTATTTGCACATGACATTCTTCGTGCCGCTTCTCTAGCTTGTTGAACAGCAGGTAATAATAATCCAACCAAGACACCTATGATTGCAATAACTACCAGTAATTCGATGAGAGTAAAACCTTTGCGATTTTTCATTATAAATTCCTCTTATATGGGGAAGTTTGGCGAGAGGCTACAGTTAGCCTTGATTCTCTATTATACCCATTAAAAACATTCCGGCATGTTAGAAGTTTGTTAAAATTAATACGAATAGATATAGCAGGGTTCGCCGGTTAGTTCCTCTATAAAACTTGTTGCTTCTTTAATATCATAGTAATCCCCTATAGCCCTTCTACTTCTATGATAGTCTTTTTTATATACTGCAAACACTCTATAGAATGGATCATCTAAACCAAACTCATCAGTATCTAAAAAATCTTCGGCTGTTTTTAGTTCCTCTATAATTGTTCCACCATGATAATCATTCATTTCTCTACAAGTAATGATCTCAAAACCTCTTATTACAGAGTTGCTGTTTGTATTTAGTGCAAAAGCATTACACAGTCTGTTTGATCGCGTCATGGTTTTCCTGTTCCTTTTTTTGTAACCTTTCTATTCTTTTTTGTTCTCTTTGTAAATGTTCGGCATAGCCTAAAAAAACTTGAGAAGTGATTACGCCCATCCCAGCGACGAGCGTAACCACAATACCGCACACAAAGAGTGCGAAATCATCCATTAAAATATCCTCCTAGCGAAAGGATGCTAGGAACCCACAAACCAACAAAAATAGCCTGTTCCTTGGCAATGGCTTGATCTCCTAGAAACCAGAGTGAAACACTCAAAACAAAACTTGCAAACGCTGCTACAATAAAGTAACTCTTACTGTTCATTATCTATCTTTCTAGTTAAGGTAAAACACAAATCAACAATAGGGCTGGTCGGACTCGAACCGACACTGTACGGATTTTAAGTCCGTTTTCTCTGCCTATTGGAATACAGCCCCGATTTACAATCAGGATGTAGAATGATGCGCCCTGAGTCTTTCTACAATCGCAGCCATATTAGCTACATTATCTATAGTCCTATTAGGTTTCTTCCGTTCCATTTCAGGCAAATCAATACCTTTTGATGATAATGCCTTTTTTGTTCTACTATACCTAGCCATAGTAGATGCTACTTTTTGTCCTGTCTTTTCAGCTACTTCTGCGTAAGTCTTGCTAGAAAAAACTGCTTCAAGAAATTGTTCATCGCTACAGCGAACTCTCGTTTGCTTATGCGATACAGTCGAATCTGTCATTTGTTAATCCTCCAAAGTTTACAAATCAAAAACACAACAGTTGTTGTTTCTTTATTCTACTATTCTTATCGTCCTTTGTCAAGCATTTCTTTAAAAGTTTTTAGATTATCAATGTAAGTCCTTGTCAGATATAGACTTACGCGAAATATTAATTACAAAATCACGTAAGTCCTTACCTATCAACAACTTACGTCACTTTATGGTTTCTTAGGTAGTAATATACCCAAAAGCAGATATACCCAGAAGATAATACTACCAGTAGCTATAGAGCCAAACAATACAAGTAGTCTTATAATAGTAACGTCAATACCTGTATAATCTGATATACCTGCACAAACGCCAAAAAACATACCATCTTCTTTATTCTTTTGTAATTTTTTCATAACAGTTTAACCACCATTCATTTATAAATAAGTAATCGGATTGATGAACTTCTGGATTTGTACTAAGAGTTTCTTTTAGTAAAAAATTTTGTTCTAACATAAAGTTTACAACTTCGTGAGATAGGGGTGCGCCTAGATTATAAGGCTTATGAGATACTTCTACAATACATCCTTTAGCCTTTTTAAGAGTGTGTAGTCCTCCTCTTAATATATCTAACTCAGAACCTTGAGTATCTAATTTAATTAAATCAAAAGTTAATCTTGAAAATAGTTTGTCTAAAGTCGTAGTTTTTATACGAATACATTTAGTGTTATCATGTGAAAAATGTTGAGATAATTCTCTATATATAGATGATCCTGTAGATAGTAAGTATTCACTATTTAAGAAAAAATCTTGATAATGTTCTTTATCTGACAGTAAAGCAATTACAGAGTTAGGATTAGTTTTAAATAATAATTTTTTACAATGTATATTACCTTCCACTGAAATTACATTAGCGTCCCAACCAAAAGCCTTTTTTGCTGATATATACCATGAGCCTGTGTTTGCACCTATGTCAAGTATGTCTTTCGGTTGAAAATATTTGTTCACCAAGCGTAATTCTCTCATTACCTGTCTCAATTCGATTTGTATTAAAACCATATATTATACTAACGATATATACACCGACTACAGGCTCTAGTTCTAGTTCCATCATTATTGACATTCCTTATATTTATCTAGTAATTGTTTATTAAATTCTATTTCCTGATCTAAAACGGCTTGCATTTTTCGCATAGATGTGCGAGCATAACATATCCTTCCGAGGATTGTTAAAGTTTTATCTTTTTTACTGTCATCAATATAGTAGGCGTTACGCATAATCATAATAATACCTCCAAGTTTAAAAGGGCGATACTATTTCTTACACCTAATCTTTATCTTTCGTTAGATTAACAAAAAAATAAACTACACTTAAATCTATTGCTACTACTATCCACCATACACTTAAAACATCTAGTAAGCTATGATCCATTTTAACTTTCTAAAACGTAAGACCAGTAACGGCTATCTTCTTTTTCTTGCAAGGCATCCCAATAAACACAACGAGCGATATAAGGTGGTACTTTAAGTTTGCCACAATTAACACTCCAATGCTGCTCCATGCGTTTATATTTAGCACTACCTTGCTTGCTTTTATTATAGGTAAGATGTTCCATATTGTAAAGCCTTAACTGATGTACGTCACCACATAAAACTCTAGCAAAGTTTGGGTGAATCATCTCTAATGCAAAAGATACTTTAGCCATACCTAAACCAGTAACACGATTTACAATTTCATCACGTTTTTTTACATGATACTTTTTTGTAGTTAAATAGAAGTCTGTAGGTTTAGCCCAGAACTGTGTTGCAAAATCCCAGATGTATTTTGTACGATTATTATGTAGACCTACTCCTGAGTTAGCTAGTTTATTTAATAGAGCGTCCTTGTCATCTACCCATTCTTCATAGTTCTTAATTGCTTCATACCCACGACAATTACCCTGCCATGAAGTATGTACAGAACAGTATGCAAAAAGATACCGACGAAAACGATCACCGTCTGTTTGTGGTGCAACAGTTTGCCAATAGTCCTTGTATGCTTCTACTTTCTCTACGGGGAAAGTCTTAAAGAAATCATCTGCCTTAGAGCGACAGTATGTAGTTTTCTTCTCAGGTTTAGTTTCTAGTGCAATTACCATAATAGTCTCCAAAAAGTTTCCAAAAGTGATACTATCAATTCTACACTACTGTTATCGTCTTGTCAAGCACTGTTTCTTGAATCTGTGTTATTGAAATATCAAATTTTTGTTTACTCTTCTTTGATAAACATAATTGAGATTAGATAGCATAGAATATTCTTTATGGTTGTCCTCTATAATTATTACAGGTTTCCATTTTTTAATTATATTTTTCGCTCCTTCTAAAGCAGATAGTTCATGCCCTTCTAAATCTAAATGCAAAATTGATATAGGACGAGTATGAGGTATTGTATCATCTATAGTAACTTGAAGTACTTCTTCAGTATCTTTATCTGCTATGCTAACAATTTTACTTAAACCACCTATAGATTTACTACCGTGTTTTATTTTTAAATTAACTTTTGCTTTACAGTCACCTAAAGCATTACGCCTTAATATTACATTGGTACAATTATTTAAATTACAAGTCATACTTGCACACTCGTAATTTTCTGAATTAGGCTCAAAAGCAAAAACAGTATCTTTACAATTTTTAGATAAAGCAGGTATGAAGTCACCGAAATAAGCACCAGCATGTATTATGCTACTATATTCACAATTTTTTATAATATACTTTATAGTATCATGCTCCCACACATTTTCTTCTATTACAGTTTGTGCAGCTATTCTCCAAGATGAACTTTTTGGAATAGCATACATACCGTATTCATTGTGTGCTTTTATTATATCAATATTCATAGTCTAAAAAAATAGGTATATCAGGCAAGTCTTTTAAAAATTCTTCAGGATTAGTAAAGTGATCTTCCAAAGGTTGGTCTTTAGATTGTCTCATTGTTGAGTGTTCTTGATCCAGATTAATATTTATATTTATATTATTTTTTTCGTAAATACTTTTAATATACTGTAATTTATCTTTTAATAGTGTGTGTGAGTGTAGTTCTTCAAAATTAATAACACATTTAGGTTTACTAAATTTATCATATATTTCAAAAACTTTATTGTTACCTTCATTCAGTTGTTTAAATTTTATTAAGTAATCTTTTTTGTTCCATTCGATTTTAAGGTTCCTGTTTTCTTCTAATTTATCTAGGTTAGCACCATTCGTAGATACATACCATACTTCGCTTAGTTTTCCTTTAGTCTCACTGATATGCGTTAATAAAGCATTTCTTCTATATGGTATTATAAGAGCATTACAATTTTGTAATATGTTGTATACATCAATATCATGTTTGCTGTTTTCATCTACAAAAGTATTATGCAAAAAGACTTTTACTACAGTGTTTCGATTTACTTCCTCGTTAATAAATTTAACAGTTGTTGTATATAGACTTTCGTTGGATGGTTTAATAAATCTCTCTAGTTCATCCCTCATTCTGTCATAACTTAGTTCTTTCTGTATTAGTAGTCCAAGGTTTTTTTTAAGGAATATGTCGTTTTGCTCAAGCCATTCGTGATAATCAAATATGGCTTTACTTTTGTGTCTACACATAAGATTAACAATGTGCATTTTAATATATAAATTCCAATATATGGGATTGAAAAATTCACCTAAAGAAAACCACTGTTTATAGTTGAGATGAAAAAATTCTAATAGAAAGTTCGACCCCACCCTACCAGCAGCAGCTAATATAATAGCATTTGTTTTATTTACTGTCATTCAGAGCAACTCCTCTGTTATTAAAATATAATTTAATAGCTTGTTGTAAATCGTCATTCAATATTTTGTAAAGACCATTTGAGTCTATCTCAATATCCTCTTCTGGATTGTAGTTATAATTATTTAATAAAGTTTCTCTATACTGATAGCCTCTGTTACATATTTTACCATGATAAATATGTTCGATAATACCTGAACAGTAACCTATCCCATACTTATCCTGTGTAGGTAGAGACATTTCTTTACAATAATCTACCCAAGATGATACTACATTATTTGTATACTTACCTATAAACTCTGAATTTAATACATCTAATGTTACAGCCTGAACTTGTAACATATCATTAGAACCTAATATATGTTTATCATAAAAACCATGAGGTATAATAGAGCGATTGATAGCCCATGTCAAACCACAAGCGGCATCTTCGTATTTTGTTTTATCATAGTTGTTATCTGTTAAAGATTTAGCATAGCTATTGGTATTTAACACCAAGTTGTCTGAGATTTTACCGTTATGATATTCACTCACAGATTCAAACGGTTGAACCATATCGTATTCATCTAATTTGTCTTCTAGTTCATAGAGCATATTATTATTTAAAAATATAACATCTGTGTCTACCCATAGTATTTTATCATACTTGTCTGGTAATTCTTGAAGAACTAAATTAAATGCACGTTCTTTTTGCCACAGTACATTGGAATCATTTGCTAGTATTTTGATACTATCTTCTATAAAGAAATTATCTAAACTTATCTCTATCGTAGTAAGAGGATATGGAAATTTATTTCTGAATTGATTATATGTAGTTTTTCTTAAAGGATTATTAGTCCAATTAAAATAAGCACAGATACACTTAATCATTATATGTATCCTTAATATATAAATCTGTATTGTGCATTACGGAAGAAAATATTTTACGGTCAGTCAACTTACTTACCATACTTAGTATAATATCTCTTTGGATAGAATCAGTAGCAACAAATGGTTCTTTAATATTTTTACTTAATTTCAGTGTAGATATAATACAATCTCGAATGCGTTGATCGTCTGCATTATTAGCTATCTGGTCTATAGCCTTAATCAAAATCATATACGCACTATTCGGACTGCCCGTAATTTTACTTAATAGAAATGCCGAACCATAACGTCTGTTTTCATCAATACCATGATTAAGATAATGTTGCATGGCAGAACATTCATTATCTATACCTGCTTCGATTAAGTCAGGATTTAATTCTATATACCTTTGCCAGTTAAATTTCATACAGTTCTCATATCTCCATGTAGTATTTTAAATGTTGGAAATCTAAGACTGATACCTCCCTCCTGATTCTTAGTCTGTTCAAAATATTGCACAGTTATAACCTTGCCCAAGATAGCATCAGGATTTTTATAAAAGTATTGTCTCTGCTCTATACTAAATCCACTACCAACTCTGACAAGGTGATCCTTATGCTTAATATAAACACAGGACAACATTTCTTCTTCGCATTCTTTACCATTTAATGTAAGAGGGAACATACCTACTTCAGTATCTAATACCTCATACTCAGCATCATGGAAAGTTTTTACTTTAAGTAAATCTTTACTCCGCTTACCTTTATATTGAACATTCTTGCGGAGCATAACCCCTTCCCAACCATCATCATCTGCTTTAGATACCCACTGTTGGAAATGGTCGTCATCATTTACTATCTCCATTTCTAATACAGACAGGCATGGACACTCGTTGTCCTCCATAGTAAACAATAGTTCTTTATATCTTTGATAAAGATTATCATTACTTTTCTTTGCTTTAAATTCATCTTGTGTCATCATGTCAAAAATTTTATAAGAAGGATTCTCGATAGTATGATCTTTCTTACGAAGTTGTTTCATAATACCTTGAAAATCTTCATTACCATCTTCGTCGATTAGACAGAGTTCACCGTCAAACACAACATCAGATAAACCAAGACTTGTAATCCCATCGGCAACAACACCCAAGGTAGTAAATTCTTTGCCCGTTCGGGAGTAGAAAGTAGTATTGCCAAAATGATCGACAATAGCCAAACATCTAACCCCATCAAGTTTACGAGATACAAACCACTCATCTTCCCACTCCACTAATTTAGGCTCATATTTTTCTGCAAGAGCAACACTGAACTCTGGAATAAAGTCAGGAATAACTTTATTAATAAGTTTAACACCAACCTTAGTCTTCAGGTCTTTATCTAAGATACAATACACAAGTTCTTCTTGTTCAGGAAATTTATTGATATAAGCATTTACAATTCTAATAGCATCATGGCCTGTAAATCTACGAAGAGTTAAATCATTAAACAGTTGACACAAACCATATCCCGGTTCACAATCTCCGAAGAATAAGTCTGGTCGCTTCTTAACTTGTCCGCTAGTCAAGCCATACATAAGATAGTCATTATGTGCTAGATTTAATACATTTCTAGCATGAAGTTGATCCCCATTGTCCTCGTCTTTACCTGCTTTACAATACCTAGCAATAATTTCTTGCTTGGCTATAGTACCACTGTCGTTACGCAATTCATTGACCATAGCCATAACATATTCTGTGCTGTTCATTATAGTATCCTGTGTCCTGTGATTCCTGTTCCTTACAGTATATCTTATATCGTCGTGCCTGTCAAGTAAACTTTACTTTAATTCTTTGGAGCGATAGTAATAAACTATTTTTTTAAATGCTTCTACTCTATGTTTCAAACTAAGATATTCATTCTGGTCTGTAAAAACTTTATTTAATTTATTTGTCAGGTTAGCACCGGCAGTAGAAAAATATGCAGGGATTAAAGAATGTAATATTAGTAGTATGCCATAATAGATACAACCAATACCATAACCTGAAGCGAATCTAAAGTGTTCCCAATATGTCATATCATTCTGTGCCAAATGTAATTTAATTTTTTTGAACATTAGATGTCTCTCCAAGTTATAGTGATGCTGCAACACTATTACTATACACCTTATGTTTTAAGAAATTTTATATATCTCCAATGAAAAGTATGATGTATGTGAAAATTTTCACAAAATAAATATATGTTTAAACATTGAAAAGCGGCACAATCTTTTTTTATCTCTGGTTCAGTAACTTCTATTTCGATATGTGCAAACATGAATGTGCTATGAAAGTATGTTATCTGCTTTGGTCTGCCATCTATTAAAAACTTGCATACCTGATTATGCCGAACTATTTCAACAGCATTTAAAAGCAACAGGAACGATAATAGTAATGCTTTAGTTTTCATAAGTTTAAATGGAGCAACAGAATGTAATTAGTTTAATACAAACTAAGACTTTTTAATTGCTCCGCTAATGTTTTGAGGTGAGGCTTTCTAATTAATTTGTTTAAATTAAAGGAAGGTAATCACCTCGTATGTTTTATTTAGGGAATGTTTTAATCAAACAGCTTAGTTTGAGAAGCATTAAACAACTTACGATTATCACCTAGTAATTCATATTTACCCTCGTCATTTTGAATAGCTAGAGTACAAAAGAAAGTGTGTAATTCTTGTAGGCATTTTTTAAACTTGCGTCTTAATTCTAAGAATTTAGCATCTTCCTTAGAGTTAAAATGGCCTCTCTTGATTCTTACGTCTTTCATGTCACCCTTAATATCCATCTTGAAAGTTCTAGCAAAATTAATCTCTGGATCATCAGGAGTATAAACTCTCTTCTCAGTTGTTCCTGTAGACCTAGTAACGTATCCCTTAAAAGCATGGAACCACAGATTAGAACGAGCAACCCCACCCTTTCTATGATTAGGTGATGAACATAATACATACCTATCAATAAAATTCCAACCGGGAATCTTATTATCATATCTCGTCATTACATTACCATCAAAGTCATATACTGTACAACCTATTGTATAGATAACAGTCATACCTTTATTAAGAGATGTTTTTGTTACAGTACCTTTTTTACTTCTCTCAATTCTTACAACTTCTCTTGATTCTGGAGATAAAGAATCGTAAAGTAATTCTTTATTATCCATAATTAGTTGCATTAGATAGGTATTCTTTTCAACATTATTATCGCTACCCCTTGAACTATTAAGATGATCATTAATAGATATTTTAAAATCTTCACCACTCAATCTTCTTTTGTTTTTGTTAAAACTTGTTGGAGGCTTTTGTAGACCGGCACGAAGTTTATCATTGGTATTATAAAAGTGGGCAATAGCTTTACAATCATCTTCATCTGTTAGTTTATCTTTACTATTGCCAGTAATTATTCCTGCTAAACGTGCTACCTGTCTTACTCTTGGAGCAAGGTCTTGAGCGCAAAATCTTAGAGTACAATTATTCACTTCTACATTCTGATAGAATAAATTTAACTGATCTTCTTTTAATACCTGAGCCTTAGATTTTCTGGTTCTAGGTACAGCCAGATGTGCTGCTTCTGTTACGATTAAGCTACCTTCTGATAGAGAGAAAGGAAGGTCTGGTAATTTATCGTGAGTGATAACTTCTGAACGATCTTCATTTACATAGTAAACATTAGCAGTATTTCTTCCACAGTCTATAACATGAGTAATCTTTTGCATATTATTTAATCCTTTATGTTGTGGGACAAGAGGTGATAATTAGTTTACGGTAAACTAAAACAACTTAATTGTCCCGATAACATATTATAACTTTCGTTTTTCTGCCGGTCAAGTTAAGAAAGTTTAAACACTAAATAATTTAGTATGATCTTTTAATTAACTTATTCCGGCAAGTGGAGGCGAGGGGAGTCGAACCCCTGTCCAGTATAAATTCCACATAAACTTCTACATCGTTAGTCTGTTGTTATTAATACCACAAACAAAACTGTTTGTCTTTCCAGCGTCAAAGTGATTACACTTATCTTTATATTTAATTCAGGTATAATTCCCTATCCGATTATCGGAGTCAGCCTAATTGGGCGAGAAGGTTTAGGCAACCTCCCTCACTAAGCAGCGAGTGCTAATACAGAAGTATCGGCAACTAAAATGTGATCTATTTTTAAACTGGCCTTTAGATCAACCAGTCGATGCGATCTATACTTCTATTCACCTGTCGAAACCAGTACGCCCCCGGTTTGTATTGTTGGATGGGGAGGAGTTATTTTATTACCTCCAAAGTTTCAGGGTATGATATGTCAGATTTCCCTACTTTGAACCACTATCCCAAGACTGTATGGCACTTGCCCGTCCTCCTGAGCCTCGTGTGCTGTTGTGATCTCATACTGGCTACCACATTTTCAGCCACCATCCTATAGCAGAGAAGCTATCCCCACTATATGTTTTGTATTGTATTAATCAAAATAATCTTTTGATACTGCTCTACCTTTTTGTTGCTCCCAATCTCTGTTAGTTCTAACCTCGTTGTTTTTATTAATTATACCATCTAAAACTAATGTGTCAACCCCTAAACTGTTTGCTAAAAATTTTAATGCCCCAATGTCTTTAGGGAAACAATGTCCACCGTAACCAAAACTTCCATCTGGCCCCGGCACATTCCAATGAGAATTACCTAATCTATCATCATACTTAGCATATTCTATAACTTTATCATAATCAATATCTAGCTTATCACATAGTTGGTATATCTCATTAGCGAAGGATACTTTTGTTGAAAGAAAACAATTAGTAACATATTTTACCATCTCTGCTACTTTTGATTTAGTTTTAATAACTTTAGCTTTTGGAAATACTTTATTAAACATACTAATAACGTGCGAACAATTTTGCTCCGCAACACCTAGTATAATTCTAGTCTGATTAATATAATCGTTAACCGCATTAGCCTCTGTTAAAAATTCTGGATTAAATATAATATTTAGATTCCAATAATTATTAGAAAATCTTTTTGTTGTACCGGGAGGGATAGTTGATTTAATTAACACAGTAATATTCTTACTATAATTATTTATTTCTTCAATTACATTTTCTATAATTGATACGTCACATTCACCTCCACGTTTCATGGGAGTAGGTAAACATACGAATATTACATCAGACTTATTTACTAATGATTGCATTGTAGGCTCAGTGCTTTTATTAGAATCAAGATCAAATGTGCATATATTAAAATGATTCTTGAAACCTTCCTTAACACTATTGCCGACAAATCCTTGTCCTACAATACCTATTGTTTTTATCATATCATTCTTTCATCTGGTGCTTGATCGAAAAATTCTATATTCTGTCTAATGATAACAGGGGCTAATTCTTTTTTAAGTCTAGCAATTTGTGAACTTTGTACAAAATTTGTTGCTATACTAGCCATAAGTAATAACCATAATATGTAAGTAGCTGGATGAATTTCAGTGGGATAGGAAGCCATACTATCTATATCCTTTGTAATAATAATATATTAGACACACCCTAAATGGCTTTAACTGGGCCACTGATTAATTCATTTATCGACGAGAAGTTGCCTTGCGTCGAGTATGAGCCTTACTAGCACCATAGCGAGTCTCACCCTGTCTCCCAGTAGATCGAACTACTGTAAAACCACTCTTCTTGAGTGTTGGCTTGATGTCACTGATAGTAGCACGAAGATTACCTACATCAAACATGCTGTAAGCACTATCTTGGCTCAGAGTTTTACCTCTAGTCAAATAATTCAAAACCTTATCTTGCTTCGTCATTAAGCACCTCTTTAATTGTGGCATCCTTGAAAACAAAAGATTCTTGTCGCCACTAAACAAAAATCTTACTTATTATAAGTATCATCTTTTTCTTTGTCAACCCAAAAAACCATTTTGTTTTTTTCGTCATCCCATGCACACTCTATGTATCCTTTAGCGGCAAGTTGGGACATAGCAGATTGATATATTAGATTTCTTACTTCGTCAAAAATATCTTCAAAAATATCTCCATTGATAATATATTTTGATTCTTCGTCAACATCTATACTTTTTTCGGCAATAATTGATTCTACTTGATTTAAAGTAGTAATGCCATCTAAATCTTTATCAGAATATTGTTTAGTTTTACCTAGATATTCTTCGGCAAGACTAGAAGCAGCAGTACTTCTCATAAGATGAACAAATTCTTCTGTGTCTGTAATAATGTATTCTTTATTTTCTTTCATTATTATTAGACCTTTATCTTTTTAGGTTGCATTTTAGCTAAACGATGTTTAGTTCTATGAACTCTTGTTAGTGGAGAAATATCATCTTCACCCATCCAGATATGACAGAAGCCTCCTTCTTTTACTCCATAGGCTATAATACCATTCTTATCCAAACCCAGTACAGTAAACTTACCTCTACATCCCATAGGAATATATTCACCGTCTACTACTGAGTATGGGCCTCCAGTAGCTTTAATCCTATCACCCTTTTGTAAGTCTCTCCAATCGAACTTCCTGATCAGCCTTGTAGTTTTCTTTTCTTTGCTCTGCGGAGCAAACATAAAAGGATGTTGGCACTCTGGACACATATATGCTCTTGGCCCACATTCATGTCCACACTTCTCGCAAGTCTTTTTACCTTTAGGCATTTCTAGTCTCCTGTGAAATAAACTGATACTACCAGTATAACATACTTATCGGCAGTTGTCAAGTAGAATCTTTATTTTCTTTTTCTAATCTTTCGTTATATTTTCTTTTGCTTTCCTTAGCCTTTTGTATAAAGTTAAGAAAGGCTTGTTCTGCACTACCTTCATTTGGTTTATTCATAGGGTAATGTTTAACTTCCTCATCTTTACTTACTGGTAATCCAGTAGACATAGAAAATTTTTGTGGTTCTTTCATAATTGCTCCCTATTTAGATGCTAGTAAATATAATCCGATATTTGAAAAAGCATATCCAAAATAAGCAATTCCCATACCGGGATTACCCTTCAACACCTGTTCAATACTTACATATAAGTAAATTAAACCAGTTATTACAATTAACCATCCACTCATATTGATACACCTTCCATAAATTTAGCGATTGCTTTGTCTTTCATTTTTAGTTCCATGTCTACATCGTAGTCTAAGTCGTCATAAGTATAGAAGTCATTTTCTGCATAATCTGCGTGTTTGCGTGGATTATTTCCCGGTGCAGATTCACTGTAATGAAACAATGGTTTTATATGACCCCATGTTAAGCAGCAGAATCTAATAGCCTGTTGTTCTGTCCATCCATCTGGATGACATTTGTGATGAAGATAATCAAAAGTAATTGGGATTTTACTTTTAGGATAAAAATCTGTTATCAGTTGTTTTACAGACCAGCAATTAAGTTTATCGTCATTTTCAATAACAATACGATTACGACAATTACTGTCAAGTCTGTTAAAATTCTGTATAAACCTGTCCACAACCTCATCGTTAGTCCCTTGACGATTGTTTATGTGTAAATTCATCGGACAATTATAATCGGCGGGACAACCTATGTTGTCAAGGAACTCTGAGTAAAAATTTAGTTCTCTAACGGTTCTATCGACGGCATCAATATTAGTAGATGCAAGAACATTGAACTCGCTGGGGTGACAAGATACCCTAACCTGTGTATCTTCTATAGTTTGTTTGATTGCTGCTATTTCTTGCTCGATCTCATTGTACTGAGGCAGATCAGTAAGAATAACATCGGCAGCAATATAAGTAATGAGAGGAAATAAATCACTACTGATCCTATAAGTATAATCATTGTCGGCACAGTAGTTGATATGGGCATGAGTAACCTGCATATTGTTGAGTATGCGAGAGCCTAGAATTTCTAATGCTTCATCGCGGGGAAGAGAACTGAAACGCTTGTAGGTCATAGTCTGAAAGCTATAACCTAATTCTTTAAGATCGAGAGAAATACAGCATAGTCCAAATCGCATAATTGTTACCTCCACAATAGATTATAATATATCTATCGGCAAGTGTCAACCTAAACTTTAAAAAAAGACATACAACTTGTTATTGTCGATTTCATGCAGATAAACACAAATGGAAACAATAAGGCAACGTCCATCAAATCAATATGAGTATGAGAACATGGACACAATCCTATATAATGTAGTAAGCTATTTATCATCTGCCCATCCTAGTGCAACCGAAATAATTGGGAATTGATTACAGAAAATATCTTTACAACTTAATGCAATATCCTGATGTTCTTTCTGAGTACCATTAGCACTTCTTAAATCTATATAATGAATCCAACTACGAATACTGCCACTCATATATAATCTAGTAGGAGTAGCTAGTGGTAATACAAATCTGGCACACTCTTTTGCAACACCTTCTGCTAACATAGTATCATATAATGCTTTTGATTTAGAAAATAATTCTCTCATTTGCATATTATACATCGCTTGTTTATCTTCATCGAGATCATCTATACTATTTTGTCTGTTCTTATGATCCTGTGATCTTAAATCTGGTAATGGTATATTGTTGCCGAGATCATTTGTATCTGCATATCTTTGGCTAAATTCTTGAAAGGTAAAACTTCTATGTCTTAATACCTGTGCTGCTATACCTCTATTAGTATTAATCTCAACAGTCATAAATGCCATCTCAAATATAGACCAATGCTTATGTTTAATACAATAATTAAGTAAACCAGCAATACTACTGTTATCTTGATTGTTTGGGTTGGACACTCTAGCACAATATGCTACATTTTTTTCTGCATCTGGAGTAGCATTAACTAATTTAGCACTATGAATTTTTGTCATTTTTATTCCACCACTTTACTAATCTATCCCATACTGGCCTAAAGAAAAACAATACGATATAAGCAACAACTGCTTCTATGGCTTTGCCAAAAATAGTAGTCATTGTTATTGATTGTTTTTTAATTTGCTTATCATTACCATGATCCGAAGTCATAGTCTATTTCCTTCTGGAGTTGTTGTTGTGCATATCTTTTTTGATGTTCAATATGTTTATTATCTGTAATATCATTGTAAATATCCATAGCTAATTTACTTAAACTATTGATAGTTCCTTTTCTTTCAGGATTATCCACAAGATGCCATTCATAATTATATGGATTATCTATGTTGTCAGATTTTTCTCTATCAACTTTATAACCCTTATCCTTAGCCCATCGTTTTATATTAGTCCAATTCATTCTTTGTAAGCATCTCCCGGTTTATTTTTTTTATAACTTCTTGTTTCAGGATCATATTCCTTTATATCCTTATCGTATCTTTTCCATGCTTCTAAATGTTTAATAGCAATCATTTGTTGTTCTTGATGTAACTGCTGTTTCATTTGATGATTTATTAACTCATATAAGTCCTCTATGTGTTGCCATAAAACATCTGGAACATCTTTCTCAAATGTTGCGATATACTTTTTAATATCTGGCTGAACACAAGCATACTTTAAAGGTAGCTTGTCCTTCTTGCTCATTTGTTTATATTTTTCAGACATTCTCTAACCTTGGATAAACTTCTAGTACTTTTTCTAGTGAAGAGATAATCTGGAATAGATACATGCTTTGAGTATTGTTAATATCATCAATATGATCTAAATGTTCTATCATA